GAAATCATTGATTGAAACAAGTGGATTTCATATAGTAGAACAAAGTATAGAAAAGTTTTGTATGTTTTATTGTATAAAAAATAATTAGACAGGTAAAATAAAAACATATATATGTTTTTTATTTTACGAATTATAAAGTGTTCGCGTGAAGACAGAGTCATCGCTGATGAATATAAATGATGTTTATGATTTCAAGCTAGCAATTGCAGATATATATGGGTCATTCAACTCAAACTTGCAGCCAATAATAATCGCTTTTAGCTTGTCGCCAGCTGATACCTTTGCGAAACGATTATCTGTAAAATGATGGTCTCGTGCAATAAATACAGTTACCGGAACAGTCCCGCTACCATCAACTACTTCGGCGTGAATTCCGGCTTTGGTGATGGTCTTAGCAGTGCATTCAATCGTCATACCTTCAACTGGATAACAAATCATGCATTCATAAACCGTCTGGAATTCAATATTGTCGTTATTTACATTGCCCGATGAATATGTCATTATTTTCACTGACCCAGGTTGAATAAATCCCTCTGGAATACATCTACCTTCAGTGTTTTTTTGTATTGTTTTTTCTAAATTCTGTTTCAAATTCTTACCAACTTGGTTAATAGATAACACCACCTTTTTGGATAATACAGAAGGGATATAAACCCCATAAATTTTGTCTTCTTTTACGTTAGCCATGATACTATAATGATATATATTATCTTTTATATATCATTGTTTAATCAATTTTATTATTTACGTATTACCGCATTGGATAATGCCATTACAGAATTAAAGAACCATACCTTTTCGGTTTTTGCGTCATTATAAAAACGAATGATGCATTCCAAGAACACACATAGACTAGGTCGTAATAATTTATCGAATTGTTTAGAATCGAATTCCGGCCATTGTTGTATTTTATGAGGATTGTCTCGTAATATTGGCTCGATTCTATGCAATATATCCACCTTTCCTAATTTCTCACAATTAGCGCCCGTGCTATTTTTATCACTATCTATATCTTTAATCTTAAAAACAATGTCATCTTTAAATGGATAGATAAACCCGATTATTTTATTGATATTGGCAGATTTAACTGTAAATTTTTCTTGGATTTGTTTATTAAACCGCATATAATCAGTGGGTTTTGCATCAGACAACTCCATTGTTTCGTTATTGATTATAAATAATACTGCCTTCTTTTTACTCGATAGCAATATTCCCTTTTTATCAGCAGCTTCTATAATATTATTATCATAATACTCTATTACTGTTCTCAAATACTCTTTCTGCGCATCTGAAGTTGAAGCGATTTCTTTTCCCTGTTTCTTTTTCAAAATCTCAGGGACAAAAAGTTTATGTTTTTCAAAAGACATTGTGTCTAGATAATGCCCAATGCTATACTTCAATAACTGTTCATCTCCTATAAAATAATTGTTTTTCAACATATTATATATACGACCCAGGTTAACAAACCAGTTATTATCTTCAGATACACTTTGTTTGTATTTATTCCTAATAAATGCTAAGCTGCGTTTGTTTATGACGTCCATACTACCTAAGCTTTCTTCCAGTTCTTTGTATAATGTTTTTTCATTTGTGGTAGTTGTTATTTGTGCTTCAATATCATTCATAATGGATTCAAAATCGTGGGGTTCTGTATCTTGCATTTCGGTTTCCACGTTATTAACAGGGTTAATCTCTCCTTTGCTTAATGGCAATTCAATGTCTAATCTGGATATTTTTTCATCGATTGGAACGGTTCGTTCATATAGACTAGCTTGTTCATCACTTACTTCATATGGTTGAAATGCATATACGTCATCTTTATTTATCATATATCCATATCTACCATATTTATCGAGTAGATATTCACTTTTATCATCTACAAATTTAGATAGAGTATAATCAATATGTTCAATTGGATAGGGGTTTGCAGCAGCAACCAGCTTGAGAATATCAGTTCTCTCATAAAAACTCTGTTCCTTGAATATTTGCCGGATTCTTTTCACTATCATAGGATAATTCATTTTCACAAACGCTTCATTATAGCTATTTTTAATCAAATCTTCTGGTTTTATCTCCACATTTGAACTACATACAAAATTACAAGTATCCATATAATCGCATAAATCAGTATATGGTTTATCACCGATTTGATATGTAATTGTATTCTCATCTGTATGAGACGATAAATTCAACTGTATTTCTTGTCCTTGAGAGCTTTCTGTTAATTTTTCTAGAGTCAAATTTGTCTGACCAATATTTAATATACAGTCAACTGCTATTTCCTTTAATAGACGAGTAATCTGACCTATTTGAACAGCCTTCTTCTCGGCATAACGATATACATATAAATCGATGGCTTCTTCATTCGAACTCAACTGTGTTCCATGTAAGTATATTTCGACATTTCTTTCTTCAAATGGTAGCATACAATGACTTAAATTACGCACGGTTCTTCCAATAATTTGTTCAATTCTGCTGGAATTATACCAAGGCTCCATTATATGTAATTGTCGAATATTCTTAAAATCCATACCTTCAGCGGCTGCTCTGGTAATTAATACAACCTTTATTTTTTCACCGTTCTTATTGTCTGGACTAACCACTTGTTTTAAGTCGCCGCTATTATTTGGTGAAAAGTATTTGTCGCCAGTAATCATTATGTATTTGGCTGGAGAGAATGAAGACAGTTCGTCGCCGGTAAGCTCTGATTTGTCCTTCATTGTAGTTGCATCAATCGGCTCGTGTGGAGAGCTTTCGAACAATGATTTTGTATGTGTCGCACTTCCCGAACGAGATAACCCCATTTCTTCTAGTGCAAGTGCCATTGGCACAACTCCGCTATCTATATATTGAGAATAAATCATAACGATACCAGTTGATTTTTTAATACTTTCACATATTTTTGCGATTTTTGCGCTATATTTGCCAATTTCGGATTGTGAAAATATATTGCCGAATTGTTCTCGAATTTTAGGTTTGTATGCAAATTGATGTCTCAGCATATAGGGAGATTTCACCGTTTTATATGTCATTATATTCGACAACCCTCCTGACCCTATCATAGAGCTTACTCTAATATTGTTATCATCAAGCTCTATGTCATCTTGTTCAGATACTTGTACATTGTCTCCTGTTTCTTCTGTTGTATTCGTATCTATTATAAACTCTGGATTTGGATAGGTAATATTCAAACTTTGTATGGGGCTATTAAGAAGTGTATATCCAAATGATTCCATGTTCTCAAAATTCGGCATATTTTGTTGGCCTTCTTGTAATGTGGTATCTATATTCGTTTGTAGGTTTTTCACAATAAATTTATACGTTTTTTCTTGATATTCGCCTATTTTATTCATATATAATGGCATAAATTTAATTGGGTTCTCGATTTCCTTTTTATTCATTTGTATTTTAGGATAATTTTCTTTTATTAACATATTTTCTTTATCAAATAGTTCAGGGTAAATACGATAAGGGAAAGTATAAGGATTTTCTCCTCTGACATATGATACATATCCAGTGAGTTTTCGGGTTAATAGTTCTTTACCACCTTCTTCCACTGTTCCGTCTTCCTTTGTTCTCGATTCTTTAAAATTCCCTTCCTTATCGAAAACATCTTCTTCTTTTACCAGTGCTCGTTTATCAACAATGTTCAATAGATTAGTAAGCCATATAATTTCTTTATAACTATTGTACATTGGTGTAGCCGACAGCAACAATAGGCGCATATTTTGTGCATATTTACAAACTCTCATTAACATAGCTGATGTTTTTTTATTTTGTTTATTACTTTGAATAGCTGAAATATTATGAACTTCATCAATAATGATAAGTCGGTTATTAAACAGCTTTCTGAGATTTTGTATCTCGAGTTCTTTTTGTTCTCTTGATGATAACCCCATATTTTCGCTAACCATCGTTTTTTTCTTAATATAGTTTGCTAGTTCTCCATATCCCATAAATTGATAATATTGATTAATCAAACTGTTCATATGTGATACAACTTTTGCCTTAGGTATATCTTGCATCTGTATCGGATTGATTTCTTTTAACAATTCATTTCCAACACACGTATTCAGATTCCATACACCACCATCTAATTTTAACCGTTTTTCATCAAATAATTGAGACCGGAAATTAGACTGCACATTGGGGGAAGCAACTATTAAAATACGATTTGTAGAACCAATATTTTTTACAAAAGCTCTCATTTCTTCGGCAACTCCAATGGCAGAACAAGTTTTACCGGTTCCCAGACCGTGATAAAGTAATAGACTATTATAGGGTGTTTGTAGTGATAAAAAATTACGCACAAACAGCTGATGTGGCATTAGCTCAAAGTCAGCATTGCATAATTTTTCGGCCTGTTCCTTTACATTATAAATTTTTCCGTCATATTGAGTATCATAAAACTCTCTTCTTTTTGCAATTTTTTCATTAAATTTTGGGTCATCTAGTTCTGGATATAAAAATTCATATTTATTCTGTTTTGCTAGATACTCGCCGTGCAACTTTTCATAATTCAATAAATATTCATTATATTCCTTGCTATCTATATCACCCGGCATCACCCCTATTTCATCTTGCAGATTCTGTAATTTAGAATCTAATTCAATTGCTGCCTCTTCCTCTTCAACTTCCTCTTCCTCTTCCTCTTCCTCTTCCTCTTCCTCTTCCTCTTCCTCTTCCTCTTCCTCTTCCTCTTCCTCTTCCACTTCCTCTTCCTCTTTCTCTTCCTCTTTCTCTTCCTCTTCCTCTTCCTCTTCCTCTTCCTCTTCCTCTTCCTCTTCCACTTCCTCTTCCTCTTTCTCTTCCTCTTTCTCTTCCTCTTCCTCTGCACTGGGTTGTCTATTCTTCAAAATATCCATTAATAATATTTTCTGAATGATCAATTCGTCTAAATTGTTAGCACCGATTAACGGTTTAATTATAGCAGGATCATTAATTTCTTCAATAATGCGTTTATTTTCTTCAATGATACGTTTTTTGTTCATCAACTTATTGCTACGTATATCCTTCATTAATTCAATATTTTCATTCAACAAATTGCGAGATTGTAGCCATTTCTCGTGTCGTTTCCACGGAACAGTTAATGATATAGAATGATTATTATGTGATAAATTTATTTGAACAGACGGTTTGCATATTTTCTTACCAGATAAAGTTTCACATCGATAATTTGTAGGGCATTTAGTAGCTTCTCCTCTATCGTTAGCACCACATGGTATATCGCTGTCAGGAGTATCGTCGCCTCCCTTTATTCTACGCGTTTTACGTTTTTTACCATTGGTGTTTCGTATTTTTCTGGTAGGCATAATAAATGGAAATATAAATATATATTTTATACATATATTTCTTTACACTACTGAACATTAAAATATACTAATGGAAATTTAGTCAATGTTTCATTAATATTAGTGAGTATGCGTTTTTTTTCTAAATTATAACTCCGAATTGTTTTAATACAGTCATCATATGTTTTCCATTCCAGTTTGCCTACTTCAGAACGTTGAAATTTATTGAGGTTATGACTATCATTGGACCGAATATATGCAACGTAATATTTATGTTTATATGATTTATAATTTGAACCAGTAAAAATTTCCTCAAACGGATAAATATTCTTGATATTATGCAATGTTTTTTTATTAAATCCGGTTTCTTCACAAAATTCACGAGTAGCACAATCAAAGTCTTTTTCTTGATAATTACGACGTCCTTTTGGAAATCCCCATTCTTGTTCTTTCCAAGAAACATCATTGGTTTCATCTATAATACTATCAATACAGTAAGTATTATTTTGAGTATGCATCCCTTTTTTCAATAATTCAAATTTATCTTTGGAATTATTTTCTTCATTTTTATATTGACTAGAAATCACATTATCGCCCCATATTTTGTTCCATAATTCATCAAACGATTTCGTTTTGAGTAGATGTTTCTCGTCGTCCGTCATTTGGTAAACCATATTTTTGATATAATCTTTATTATATACGGAGTATTTGCCGCGCATAAAATCAATAAATCCTAGTGTGTCTTTGCGCCGAATTAATAAATATTGTATTTCTTTATTGAATATACGGAAAGCAATAACCCCTACACTAGTAATAGGTAGTTTGCATTGATTATATAGATGTCCTTTTTTACCACAGTTATTGCAATAAAGTTCGCTCATTATTATTAATAGTATCCTATACATTTATAATCAAATATCTTTATATAATTATAATAATAATAAGCTATGTATTTTGATCCAAAGGTCTGGGGGCCTCATTACTGGTTTTTTCTACATACAATCGCAGAATCATACCCATTGCACCCGAATGAAGTATCGAAACGAAAATATTACGATTTGATACAAAATATGCCTATATTCATACCAATAGACGAAATCGGAAATTATGTAAGCGACTTATTAGATAAGTATCCGGTTTCACCTTATTTAGACAACAGAGATTCATTTGTAAGATGGGTGCATTTCATTCATAACAAAGTGAATTTGCATATAGGAAAAGACGAAGTGTCTCTACCAAAAGCAATGGCCCTATATCGAAATGAATATAAACCCAAGCCCATATATTTAGCCGAAAAAATTAACTGGAGGAAGCATTACTTACATATTCTATTAATTTTAATATTGATATGCCTAATCTACATATGGTATGAATAGCAATAATTATCTCATAATATTATAACTATTATGAGAATCGAGTTAATACTTATTTTAATAGCCGGATTTATAATGGCGAATATTTATACTGATGGTAAATATATGAAAGTGGCCTTATCGTGGAAAAAGTATTATCAGATGGCAGGAGTAGCATTCGGAGCGTTAATGTTATATGTGCTACTAAAAAAGAATCCATTAAGAGCAAGAGAAATCGTGTCTGCATCAAACGATTACATAAAATACCTACCTATTGATAAAAACACTTCAAATCTAATTTCTCCCATTTTAGATTTTACTTCTAAACAACAATTCTCAGATGATAACCAATATACAAGTTTAGACGGTGGTGGGTATAATCATCCGATTGTTTCTATACACCAACAGCAAGCAGAGAAGCGAATAGTAAGTTCGGGAAAAACAGGAACCAAACGTTCGGTAAGTGAAACCAAAAAGAAATTTGTAGCTGCTAGACAACATTGGAATTGCGGAGATTGCAAACAGCAATTGCCTGCCTGGTTCGAAGTAGATCATAAGACAAGACTAGAACATGGCGGGAGTAATCATGTAGATAATTTAGTAGCATTATGTAGAGATTGTCACGGTAAAAAGACCGCTATGGAAAATCTATAATGACAACACTCTGAATCTGGAAAATAATATAACACAATATACTAAGAAATGGAGAACAAAGATATTGTATTATATGGAAATATTATACTATTTCTAATATTATCAATAGTATCAATAAATGAACTAAAAAACCTTCCTGAAGATGATGATGACCCATATAGAAATAAAACGAAAGAATCCATTAAATCATTTGTGATCATACTAGCTACAATCATTGTTTTATTTTTCACAGCAGGACAAATATCCGTGCCATTACAAATGGAAAGTTGGAAGACATATTATTTCGGCGTCATTGCTTTATTAATTTTAGTTTATGGTTATACAGCAATGTCATATAATCGGGTATTCAATTATTTAATACAGTTTGGGTTGATATTCATAGTAATCATTGGTTTGGCTATAGTATTTCAAGTATTCGCCAATTTTTTCAAATCATTACGAGGAATACCTAGTTTCCTCACCTATTTACTGTTTTACATACCGTGTTTGCTTCTAAATTTCGTGAAATATTTATTGAACGAATACAGAATGACAACGAACCCGGTGTTGGTATTATTTATGATTGAATTGGTTTTAGTTTTATCCTATTTATACTTACCTGGTATTATTAATAATCTTTCTTTGAAAGATGGAATCGCTATACAAAAATCGTATGTTTATTTAAATGACGAGAACATATATCCTATGAATGAAATTATGTATAAAGACAACAAGGAACTTCAAATAATGAATAATCAAAACGAAACAATTCGTAGAAATTATGCAATTTCGATGTGGTTATTTGTGAATGATTATTCTAAAAATATGGCAGGATACAACAAAGAAACTATTATATTTAACTATGGAGATGGAAAACCGAAAATAACATACAAAAATAAAGAAGCAAATTCGATACAACACAATAGAATGGATGCTTGTAGAATATATTTTACTAATAACACCACAAATGATACCGACCAATTACCTTACTATGATTTGAAATTACCTAGTCAAAAATGGAACCACATTGTGTTTAATTATACATCAAAACACGTAGATTTATTTGTGAATGGCAAGTTAGAGAGAACCTATTATTTCAA